ATCGTTGCTAACGCCAACACCTATGTCACGATTGAAGAATATATAGCCTACGCTGAAGGCTTTGGCGTTACGGTTGAAGACACTAATGCTTTCAAAGTACAGCTAATCAAAGCTGCCCAATATATCGCTAGTAAAGAATCGCAGTTAATGGGTGATATGGTAGAGCGTTATCAGCCGCTATCTTATCCACGAAACAATCTGACCGACTTGGATAACTTCAGTTGGCAGAATAACGAAATACCTACACTGGTGAAAAATTGCCAGATGTCTCTCGCACTAGACATACAAGCGGGTGAAGATTTATATAACCTTTCACAATCTAGCTCAGTAGGCATTAAGAGCGAAGAAGTGAAAGGCGCAGTTAAGGTTGAATATGCTGTAGCTGATAGCCAACGCATCGCTAGACATTCACGCAGCCAATCACTGCTAGCTGCTCTTATGGTTCGTGGCGGTCTTGGCATACCGTTGGTGATGGGCTAATGAGCGAAGCGTTTTATAACAGCATGGCGGCTACTGCTTCTAAGCTGATTACAAAGTTTGGCGCTGTAGGTGAGATTAAACGCACCACAGGAGACTCTATAGACCCCGTGACAGGCACTGTGATTGCGGGTACTACGGTTACCTATACTCCAAATACAATCGTCCAGAAGTACGCTGACGAGCTTGTAGATGGCACTAGGATATTAAGCAGTGACCGAATGATTATTTTAGATAATACTATTGAGCCTGTTTCTACGGACACTATAACCATTCGTGGTGCAAACTGGTCAATCGTGTCAATCAAAGAGTCTAACCCTGCGGGGATTCCTTTGGTTTATTTTGTTCAGGCTAGAAAATGATAATCAAAAACGCAGAAGATATAGCTAAACGCGCTAACTCTACAGTTGATGAATTTGTTAGACAAACGTGGCTATCATTATTTACTGGAACTATTCGTGATACTCGCGTTGATACAGGTCGGATGAGAGACAACTGGCAATGTACAGTTGGTTCTGCTGCTAAAGGTACTGTGCCAATTGCTACTGAAGCTGAAACCATAGCTAATATGAAAAATAATATTGGCGGTGCAGGTGATACAACTTATCTGACTAACAATGTCCCTTATGTTGGAGTCTGGGAAGAGCGCGATGGAATGGTCGCTAAAAACATTGCCAGAATAGAAACGAATATTAGGAAGTTTGCAAAATGAGCATAAAAATTGACCAAGCATTCGTGCAGTCTTTTGTAGATGGCTCTTTTAGCATCCCAGTTAATTACGAAAATATGCCTTACACACCTGTATCGGGTACAGCGTATGCAGAGCTTATAAACATACCGAACCCTATAGATTCTATGACTCTTTCTGATATGAACGAGACAAGTGGAATTTTTAGGGTTATCTTGCGCTATCCTATAGACGGCGGGGCGATTGCTCCAAAGACTAAAGCAGAGGAAATTATGGCGCATTACCCAATTGGGAGTAGCGTTGCATATTCTGGACAATCTGCGACAATACGCTCAGTAAGCCGCCAAGCAGGAACAGTAATGGATGCTTGGTACACAATTGTCGTTTCGATACGATATATTTCATTTATAACGAGGTGATTTATGCCTGATACAGTACAGACCCTTGTCGAAACCACGATTGGTGTTTCGGCTTCTTTACCCGCTACGTTTGATGACGCAGGTTATGGCGCTCTTACTTTTACCACTGTTGGTCAAGTAACTGATTGGACTCCTGGCGGTCAAGTGTACAATGTTGTAACGAGCAACCCTATTGCTCAACGCAGCACTGATAAATACAAAGGCACTTTCAACAACGGCGCAGATTCAATTACGGTAAACCGTGATGATGACGATGCTGGACAAGTTCTTGTTCTCGCAGCTCTAGCAGCGGATACAGATTATTCTTTCGAGGTTACATACCGAGACGGAACAATCGACTATTTCACTGGTAAAGTTGTTTCTTTTGACACTGTCGCTGGGGGCGCAGACTCAATAGTTCAAAGGACTATTAGTTTGGAGCGCACTCGTTCGACAGTTACTGCATAAGGTAGCTCAGAATGGATTTAGCGCAATTTGATTTGAAAGAAGCTGCGAATAGCGGCATTAGTGTTGACCTTGCTCACCCTATAACAGGTGAAACGCTTGAAGACGATAAGGGCAAAAGTATTAGCATTAAAATACTTGGGCGTGATTCGGCTAAATGGCAACAGGCTCAAAAACGAAATGCCGCAAAAAACGCAAATAAGTATCGTAATGGCAAAGTGCCTGATGCTGAAGTCGAACGACAAGTTCGTGATTTATTAGCTGAATGCACAGTGTCTTGGTCGGGCATTGTATACAACGAAGAAGCTCTGAAGTGCAGTAAAGAGAATGCTTTGATGATATACGAAAAACGGTCATGGATTGCCGAGCAAATGTTGGAAGCTGCTGCTGATAGGGCTAACTACATTTTTACTTAAGCCAGCTACTTGAAGATTATGTTCGCTATTGGGCTTGGCTCACTACGAACCAGAAAGGCGCTACGAAGGCACGAATTGAGTCGATGGTTGACCCAATTATGCCCGACATAGCGCCTTTTTCTTATGTCATAGACTTGCTTGCACAGATTGGACCGAGCGAAGTTACATGGCAGGAAATCAGTAGTTGGTGTGCGTTAACTGGAATAGAATTAAGCGTTTGGGAAAGTCACACATTAAAAAGGCTTTCATCAATTTATACTTCTTGTGCTAGTAGATACCATGATAGTACAGCGGTAGCACCTTATAAGCATATTGAAGCAGCTACGATAGATGACGATGCTATTAAACAAGCATTACGGACAGGTAGTTTTAGGAAATAATTATGGCGACTGATTTATATACCGTTGAGATACAAGCGAAAGCCACAGGCATTGCGGCAGCTACTGCCCAAATGGAAAGTCTTGGCAAGCAAAGTTCATTAGCCTCTAAAGCTGTGAAGTTGTTTGGTGCTGCTGCGGCAGGTCTTAGCGTTGGCGCTATTTTCCAAAAGATTACTCAAGACACTATAGGTTTCACTAAATCAATTAGTGAGCTATCTGCGATTACTGGTGCAACTGGTAAAGACTTAAAGTTTTACGAAGAGCAAGCAGCGTTAATTGGTAAGACAACAACTCTATCTGCAAGCCAAGCGGCAGATGCATTTAAGCTAATCGCTAGTGCTAAGCCTGACTTGCTTGCAAACAAAGAAGCGTTGGCTGCTGTTACAAAAGAAGCAGTAAAGTTAGCCGAAGCAGCGGGCATTGGCTTGGCTGATGCTGCGTCTACTGTCGGTGTTTCTCTTAACCAATTTGGCGCAGGTGCAGAAGAAGCTAGCCGTTTTGTGAATGTATTGGCGGCAGGTGCTAAAGAAGGCTCGTCTTCCATTACAGATACAGCGCAAGCCATGAAGAATGCGGGTGTTGCTGCGAGTTTAGCAGGGCTAAGTTTTGAAGAGGCTAATGTTGGCGTTCAGTTGCTAGCTAAAGGCGGTCTATTTGCTGCTGAAGCGGGAACAGGTTTTAGGCAAGTATTGTTAAAGCTAGAAAACGAAGCTGATGATAGATTCAAACCTTCGATGGTTGGTCTTGCGGGTGCGCTAGAAAATCTTGCTGCTGAGAATATGAATCTTACCGAACTAACTGATTTGTTTGGTGCAGAGGCGATGAAGTCTGCTGCTATTATGATTAACGGCGCAGGCGATGCTAGAACGCTAGAAAAAGCATTAACAGGAACAAGCACAGCCACAGAAATGGCGCAGACTAACTTTGATAACATGACAGGTGACTTGCTAAGTCTTAATTCTGCTAACGAAGGTTTAGCGATTACGATGGGTAAAATGCTAGAGCCTATTATTCGCAAAGTTATTCAAGCGACCACAGAATTTTCACGAAAAGTCGACGATTTCGTTAAGTCTGAAAAGTTTAATGATGTTCTAAGAGCCATGACTATCGGGGCTAAAACACTAGCTGCGATTCTTACTGGGCAAATTCTAGGAACATTAGCTAAAACAGCAACAGGCTTTGCATTAACTGCTTCAAAAGCAGGATTAGCCTCTACAGCTGTAGGAATATTAAAAGCTGGACTTACTTTATTAGGCGGTCCAATAGGTCTAACAGTTACAGCATTAACAGGTCTTTACTTTATCTTGTCAGATATTTTTGGTTTTGACTTTGATGATTTCGCTCGTTACTTCAAAGCTGCATTTACAGTTATTTCTCGTTATGTAAAAGATTTTACTAAGAGCATGGCAGATGGTTTCAAGGCTGTTTTTGAGTATGTTACAGAACTACTCAACCCAGTAATTGAATTCTATTCAAGAGCGTTTAATACAATCTGGAATACAATCAAAAGTTTTTTCACTGCATTAACTAATGGCGCAACGATAGCTATTAACTTTTTCGTAGATGGTTTCCGTAATGGTTTTTTAAATGTTAGGCAGTTTGTCGAAACAACTAAGATAAACATTGAAGCCTTTTATGAAACCATGAAAGTTAAGGCTACTGCGTTTTTTGATAGCGAAGAAGAAACGGCTAGAAAGCTAGCTACGATAAACTCTAACAAAGCTACAAGCCTGCAAGCAGTTACAGATAAATATGCTGACATGGCTTCAAAGCAAGTTACTACTCGTAATGAAACAGGGTTTTTAGATACTGCTTTTGACACTCTCAATACAACTTCTGGCAATATAAAAACAACCTTTGGCGATTTTATTTCTGAAATAAAAGATACTGCTACTGAAATGGAAACAACTAAATCATCATCAACAACTTTTAGTGGTGTTTTAGATACAACAAATAATTCTGCTTCAAATTTTTCTGGCTCGATTCTTGACGCAAATACTAATCTTTTAGATTTAACAAGCAACATGAATAGAGAAGGTGCCGAGAATGGCAGCTTTAATATGATTACTCACGCAATGTCAGGCATGGCTACAGAAACAGGCAATGTCGGCGACAAAATGATTGATTTGGAAAAAAATACAAATGCAGCCTCTGTTGCGATAGCAGGTGAAGACGGTGAAGGTGGTTTAACTTTAGCTCAA